ATAGTTCACATTATGGTCTTCAGTAGTGATAGCTATTTTATACTTAAAAGTGGTATCATCCCTATCATCGCAATAGATAATACCCTCTTCCGCATATTCACGAATAGCATACTCACGACCCATGTACTTTATTGTCGCAAGGTATTTGCCAAAACTGGATGGCCTTTGGATAAATGCTTTGTTATCATTTAGGTAAACACCTTCACTGGAATAGAGTAAATATTCATCATCTGCAAATGCTCTATTGAAACCAGAAGATTTCTGAGCAGTTGACGCGGATTCTACATAACCTTGTTCCAGAACAAAACCATGGCCTTTCAAGAATTTTGTGTCATCCCTTAGACGTTCACTGATTCCAAGTTTAACATAATAAGGGTTAATAATTGACACAGGGTTTGAAACCATATAAACAGGAACGTAACGCACCATTTCACCCTGTCCACGTGCAATAGAGGTGTGCACACTCTGGAACTTTCTTAGTTCGTCTGGACAATACTTATTTGTCTCTGACTGGAACTCGTCAAATAGCATCCTTTTAACGTCAGAAAACAGATGCGAAAGTTTCTTAATAGAGTCCGCACTATTGAGGGCAATAGCGTAACCGCAAGACTCTTTAAACTCACCGTCAATATCCCAAATTGGTTGAAGAAATAGTTCGGTAAACATTCCACCATTTCTTTTCTCAGAAACCATGATTTTATCTGGAAAAAATAGCTTGCTAATATCCTTGAAAAATTTGTCTGCAATGCTATCCAATTCATATGTGAAGCGGTACACCAAACAGAACTTCCCTTTACCCTCTAAAAACTTGTTTATGACAAGTCTATTAAAGTACGTTGTTTTTCCACCAGTTCTGTTTGCGGTACAAATAAAAATCTCTGGCAGGTTTCCGTCTAAATCACGCATACTCAGCAGTTTAGTACCGTCATAATAAGCACCCAATGTACTTTCACACTCCTTTCATACTTTATTATAACACATTGATTGACATTATTCAACCTTTTTGTTATAATAGAATATATAGGAATACCTATATAAATATCTGAAAGGGGGTTACGCTAATGGATTTCACCGTTCTTACACAACTTATTGGTTCTTTAGGTTTTCCAATCGTGATGTGCTTTCTCTTGTTCATCAGATTGCAGAAACAGGACGAAGAATTTACATCAACAATGAGTGAAATTATTAAATCAATTAATAACAACACAAACGCGTTGACAATTCTAGCATATAAGCTAGACCATGAGGACGTAATGAAAGATGCCAAATCTTGATAAAGCATACCAGTGGGCAATACAAAAATGTAACGACCCAAATGTTGGTTATTCACAACTTTACAGGCGACAAGTTACCGTCAGAGGGATAACGTATTACGACTGTTCTTCATTCATCTGGTATGCACTAAAGGCAGGCGGATGGGATGTTCAAAGCGTTACAGGAAGTTACCCTTTTAGAACGATAGGTATGCCGAACTATTTGCCACGCCTAGGGTTCACGCAGGTTGACATACTTGGTGAATGGAAAGCGGGTGACATAGTGTTACGTACAGAAGACCAAGTACCATCCGCACCAACAGGACATACTGAGATGGTTTACAGTGGTGGTAATGGACAGGGCATAACGATGGGTGCACATACCAATAATAACCGCCCATTACGTGACCAAGTTTCTATCAACACTTCACCCTCTTATCCGTACACCGTACACTCAAAACGTGCGTACAAAACACTGTGGCGATACGGTAACGGTGGTGCAGAAGAGGGCGGTTACAATATTTCCATATATGTATTGTCAGCTATTGCAGGAAACTGGTGGCAAGAATCGAACATAAACCCTGGGTTATTTGAGGGCAGAAGATGGTTAGATTTGCTTACAAGTACAGAGTATGGTGGCTACGGTTTAGGGCAATGGACTCGTTCCCGAGACGGTACATGGGATAGGCGAACACCCTTAGCAAGATGGTTAGTTGATAATGGATACGCACTTGACAGTCCAGATGGGCAAATAAAATACTTCATAAAAGAAGCATATTGGACGCAGGCAGGATGGGCTTCAGATTTCTCTTCATTGGACGAATTTCTCGCATCTGATTCGACCGATTTAGAGTACCTAACTAAAGCCTTTTACAGAGGATGGGAAGGGGGTTCATCTGAGACCAGTGCAAGCGAAAGATATGCACACGCCCAACAGGTATACAATTACCTCGTCCTGCACGCAGGAGAATCAGCCACTTGGATAATCAGCAATGACTACTTATCAACACCAGATATTTTGAACAATGCCCTCGCACTATATAACGAATTTCAAGCGTCAAGTGGTGCACCAACAGAGAGACGAAGAAAACTTCCTCTATGGATGTATCTGAGACCCCTTAGATACTTTTGAAAGGAGAACAAAATGGCAATCAAAACAAAAGAAGAAATCATGACAAGTCTTCACACATTAATCGGTGACAGTACAGACGACAGTGCTCTTGGAATTCTCGAAGACGTTTCAGATACTATTGACGACTTCACAACAAGAACACAGGACACAACGGACTGGAAGAAAAAGTATGAAGACAATGACGCAGAATGGCGTCAGAAGTATAAAGACAGGTTTTCTGGCAAGATAGACCCTAATCTTGACGATGAAATTATTCCGAAAGATGACCCTATCAAGCCTAAAACATACGAAGATTTATTTAAGACAAAGGAGAATGAATAATGGCTAGAAGAATTGCTGTTAGCACGCTCAACGCTTCAACCCTTGATATTATCAATACTATCAGGGCAAATGCTAACGCTGAATATCAGTCGTTAGTACCAGAAATTACAAAAGAAACTGACATTCCCAAGGTCGGTGAAATTCTCTACGGTTATCCCGCACTTGCTAACCAGTTTCTTTCTGCACTCATTAACAGAATTGCATCTGTTCAGATTAAGAGTGCAACCTTTAACAACGCATATGCTATGCTGAAAAAGGGCTATCTTGAGTTTGGCGAAACCGTTGAAGAAGTGTTCGTCAATATCTGCAAGGCTCGTGAGTTTTCCGCTGAAAAAGCTGAGTCCAGAGAATTCAAGAGAACTATCCCTGATGTTCGTTCAGCATTCCATACAATGAATTACCGTGTACAGTACCCTATTACCATTCAGCAGGAAGACCTTAGAATGGCTTTCCTTTCTGCATCTGGCGTGCAGGATTTGGTGGCAAAGATTGTAAACGCTGTTTACACATCTGCTGAGTACGACGAGTTCCTGCTTTTCAAGTACCTGCTTATCAAGGCAATTTCGCATGGTAAGATGCACCCTGTTGGTATTGATAATACCGATATTAAGAACGCAGGTATTGCATTTCGTGCAGCATCTAATAAACTCGGTTTCATGAACACTATTTACAACGTTTCTGGTGTTCATACAACTACACCAAAAAGTGACCAGTACATCTTCCTTGATACTGATTTTGATGCACAGTATGATGTAAACGTACTTGCATCTGCTTTCAACATGGATAAGGCGGAGTTCATTGGTCATAGACTGCTCATTGATGATTGGACAACCTTTGACTCTGATAGATTCTCAATTATCATTGAAAACAGTGATATGATTGAACCAATCACAGCACAGGAACTTGCACTCATGGCAGGCGTAACAGGTGTTCTGGTTGATAAGGAATGGTTTCAGGTTTGGGATAACAATAATATTATGACTGAGACACAGGTAGCAAGCGGACTTTACTGGAATTATTTCTACAATGTTTGGAAGACGGTTTCATGGTCTCCGTTCTCAAACGCTATCGTGTTTGTTGACAACACAGCAAGCACAGCATTACCTAATACTATTACTGTTACCGTTGCAAGTAAAGACGTTTCAGACGAAGCAACAGTTTTCACTCTCCTTGCTAGCGAACCCACAGGTTTTGCACCAACAGAACTGCGGTTCGTACAGACAGAAGACATGACAGAATCAGCCGTTGCTATGCACCCTTACGGTGCAATGGTTATTCCCGAAGAACCAGTTGGTAGTGCCACAACATGGGAACTTGTTGCACAGCTTTCTGGTGCAACATATAATAGCGGAACGACCAAGATTGGTGCTACAACCGCTGTTGGTGCTACAATCACACTTACAAAGGTATAATATAAGGAATAAAGCTATATGTACATTGAGCCGAACAGTACAATTATTCTGCTCACAAATGTACCAATAGAACCAGACCAATCAAACACACTATACTTTGATAATGTTGCGGAACAGACTGCATATTTTCAGAGTAAAACTTTGAGAAGTTTTGCGGAAAATACCTATCAGCGTGTGAACAGAGGTTTCACACGCTTGCAGGTATCCGCCGACCAAGTTTATTCTGCAAATTATATGATGTTCCGCAACATTTCATATGGCGGTAAATGGTTCTATGCTTTTGTGAACAGTGTAGAATATATTAACAACATTACAACGCAGATAAATTTCACAATAGACCCGATACAGACATGGTTCTTTGAGTACCAAGAAGATGCTTGTTTTGTGGAACGTATGCACTCACAGACTGACGTTATTGGTGAACACATTGAACCAGAACCTGTGCAGTTATCTGAGTATGTATATGCACCAACCGCTGAATTAAACCATGACAACTTTGTTGGAAATACTTTCGTTGCACCAAGTATAATTGTCAACTATGTCAACCCCGAGGGTGAGGAAGCAACAGGTGAGGTATATGGTGGTGTATACAGTGCAGGTAAATTGTACGCATGGCGGTTCACAGAAATTAACGCTCTAAAAGAATGGGTAGCAAAGCATATGACTGCAACAACTGAAGCAATCATCAATATGTATATGTGCCCTAGTGCGTTACACGATGACACACATAGCGGTGATGAAATTGAACAGTTTACCGTACCAAAGCAGTTCTCAGACGAGTTCCCTGCAATTACAGGTACAAATACCATAGACGGTTACGTTCCCAAGAACAAGAAACTCTACACTTATCCGTACAACTTTTTCCAAGTACGTGATAACTGCGGTAATTCACTTACCTTGCGTTATGAGTTCTTCGATAGTCTAACACCTAAGTTCCGTGTTTACGGAAACTGTGTAAGTCCTGTTGAACTTGTGCTTTACCCAGAACATTACAAAGGGTTATCATTCTACACATCCGAAAGGCTTGTCATAAAAGGTTTCCCTCTTTGTTCTTGGTCTGGTGACGCATATAAGGCATGGCTTGCACAGAACAATATACCATATGCAATCAACGCAGTTGGTACAGCTATCCCTGCAATAGCTAGTGCAGGTGTAGGGTTATTTACAGCAGGTGCTATGGCAGGAAATATGGGTGCACTATCTGGTATGATAGGTTCTTCTGGTGCGGGTAGCGTAGCATCGCACACATTAGCACCAATAGGTAACTCAATTATGGGTTCAATAGGTAGTGAAATTAACCTTGCAACAGAGTACCTGTCTAACCGTTATTCAGCGTCAATTCAAGCTGACATAACAAAGGGTTCAATATCGTCTGGAAATGCGGACTATGCTTCGTACCGTATGCACTTCACACCTGCTCGAATGTGTATCACAGCAGAGTGTGCAAAGCGTATTGATGATTTCTTTACATCATTTGGTTACAGTGTAGGGAGAGTTATGATACCGCTTAGGAAGACCAGAACACGCTTTACATATGTAAAAACTGCTAGTGCCAACATACACGGTGCTTTACCCGCCGATGATGCACAGGTAATCGCAAATATTTACAACAGAGGTATTCGCTTTTGGGCAGACCACGAACACTTTGGAGTATACACATTAGCAAACAATCCTCTGTAATAAGGAGAACACAATGGGAAGACGAAGACCAAGACGTACAAACTTCACAGAATCCCTCTTTGATAATGACGTAATTTACGGCCAGTATATGGCTAGGCTTGCCGAGTTATCAATATCAATGTTTGAATGGAAAAACGTTCCAGAAGAAATTGATTTGAGATACCTAGAACTTGCACTTTTCTCTGACGGTAAAGCGGTATTCTTTAGGGATGAAGATTTGGACGAATACCTTGCACTTAGAGTTGCCTTACATGGGCGATTCACAGTGTACAACATTCCTATTCAAAGGCGTGCATATGCGTCTAACGGATATAATAAGGAACTGGACGACACTAATTCAGTCATTATCTGGAACAATAAATTACACACAAATTCGGTAACAGACGTTGCAATTTATGCCAAGAAACTGTATATGCTTGACAGAATTGTTGACGTTAATGCTAACGCACAGAAGACCCCTGTTCTGGTACAGGGTACTGAGAATCAGCGTTTAACGCTTATCAACGTATATAAGGAATTTGAGGGTAATGCACCTGTAATATTTGGTGACAAGAACCTTGACCTTAATTGCCTGTCTGTTCTGAAAACTGATGCACCATTTGTTGCGGATAAAATCTACCAGTTAAAGATTCAGTATTGGAACGAAGCGTTGACATACCTTGGTATCTCAAACATCAACACACAGAAAAAGGAACGACTTGTTACTGATGAAGTTGTTCGTTCACAAGGTGGTACAATCGCAAGTAGGTATTCAAGGCTTGACAGCAGGCGTAGGGCGTGCGAAGAAATCAACAAAATGTTTGGTCTGAACATGGACGTAGATTTCAGACAGGATTTCCGAGAAATTGACGACCAGTTCATGATAGATGGGCCGACAGGTGAGGACAGTGTATTTGCACAGGCATATGCCGTAGATAAAGGCGGTGGTTCTGGTGAGTAATTACACAACAGAAGTACGTTATATATGCGAAATGTTTGCAGGATTACAGGAGTCTAAAGGTTACACAGACGTTGACGCAATCATTAAGAAAGCTAGACCCCTAGTTTTCAATTTTGATTATGCACTGTTTGACCCTCTGTATAAACCACAGCTTGAGACAAAAATTCTGCGTCATTATTATACAAGGGAAATCGGTTTCGAAACGATAGCGTTGTGGCAGTTGAAACTGCAAACAAAGCTGAATGAAATTCTTCCTTATTATAACCAGTTGTATCAATCTGCACAGCTTAGATTTGAACCATTTTATGACACAGATTTCAGAACAGACTATGCAGGAAAAGCCAACTTCAAAAATGACGGAACATACGCAACAGACAGCACAACAGACAGGGATTCAGAATACGACACAGTTGCAAGAAGTTTGTACAGTGATACCCCACAGGGTGCACTGAACGGTGTTGAAAATGAGGAATACTTAACATCCGCAAATAAGGATTTAGGGAACGGAACTAATAACCAGACAACAACGGTAGACAGCGACTCAACAAGAGCAGAAACAGGTAAGTCCGAGAATGAGCACAATGAGCACATTTACGGCAAAAGAGGTGTCACAAGTTATTCCAAAATGTTGCAGGAATACCGAGAAACATTTCTCAATATCGACCTTATGGTTATTAACGAACTTAACGACCTGTTCTTTGGACTCTGGACATACGAACCAGATACATATTAAAAGGAGAATGATATGCCCGAAATCAAGAAATTGTTTCACAGAGGATTTCCTCACAATTTTGTCATGCCAATGATATATGATGATGCAATCTCTTATCCAGAACTTCTTTACAAAGTGGCTGACAAATTAAACGAAGTAATTAGGGCAATGAATGGAGAGGGTGAAGCAACACCCTTTCCGTCGCCCACCACAGAAAATTATGAACATGAAGCGTATGCAAACCACCGCAGATATTATCTGAAATGTGACACAGGCAACGACGACAATGACGGACTAACTCCTGCCACAGCTTGGAAGACTTTAGACCACTTATTTGAGCAGGTAAACAACGGACTTGTTGACGCAAGATGTTATTTCGCTGAAGCAGGCAATTATTACATCAAAAAGCAGTTTATTGCTAACGCAGTTTTGCACCTTGCACCTATCGTAGAGGGTGTAAACATTCGGTTCGATTATGAGGACAATGAAGCATTCTATTTTCAGAACTGTCACGTGAAATTTGGTCGTGATGAAGTACCGATAGAAATGCACGTTTATCCTAAAGAGGGTTTTGGTATTACCGCTGAGGGTGGTGAAATGGCTTTTTACTACACTTACGTACACGAAAAGTATTACCAGTTTGGCGGTTATCTCTTCTCTTCATTTTCCAGTGCAGAGTGGTACAGACTTGCAGGAACAGTGGGTACTCTTGAGTCTCCAAGTGTGCTGAATACTAATCCCAATCAGATGGCTTTTTATCTGCTCAGAGGTGCTAACATTTATTTCACAGGTGACATTACACTTGCTGAACTCACAGCCAACGGTACAGATGACAAGTCTGCTGTGTTCCATGTAGCACAGGGTTCAAACGCATATTTGAACTGCAACCTGCTAAACACTTACCGCAAATATTACTATGCTGTGTACGTTCTTGGTTCAAACGTCTGGTCTTATTCTGGTAGGTTTAAGAACAGGATTCTCAACCAGTCTGTTACAGGTAAGGTAGGTATGAATATTTTAAGTAATCTCTTTGTAAACACCGAAGCACCTGCTGTGTACGGTGGAGACGAGGAACTTGCGGGTCTTATTGAGAATGTGACGGTGTAAATTATGGGTATTAAAGAATTATTTTTAAAGCGGTTTAATTTCATTATGCCTATGGTGTATAATGATGCAATTTCTTATCAAGAACTAATATACAAAATGCTTAGTAAGCAGAATGAAATTATTGACCAAGTTAATGATAATAGTGAAGCGATTGAAGATTTACATAATATTATAACAGACGAACAATTATCATCAATACTAGAATTGGTTCTTGGTGAATTTGTTTTTACAAATGATGTATTTATAGAGGGAAAGTCTTTACAGTCAAACGGTGCAACTAGAGATAATGAGAGCCGTTCTGTAACCAACTATATCTTTTGTCCAAAAGGTTCATATATTGAAGTTGCAAACGGTTATCATTTTAATGTTGGAATATATAGTGGTTTAACGGCAAGTACACTAATTTCCTATAGAACATTTGGAACAGATAGGTATTATGTTGATAATGATTGCTATGTAAGGTTCACAGTTGCAAGTCTTGAAGACGAAACTGTTGTCGATGCCAACACCGCAGTTTCAGTGTTTAAAGGTTTAATTGTTAATTCTGTTAATCTGTACAAGCTGTCTGGTAGTTTTGACACAGTATTATCCGAAACGGTTGTAGAACGAGGAAGCATTTCATTGACAGGAGAAAATATAGTTGCTACTTCCAGAATGCGAAGTGCTACACCATTATTTCTATCTAAAGGCACAGTAATAAAAAACGATATTGGTGTTGGTATAGCATGGAGAAGATATTCAGACTCAACAGAAACATATTTAGTGCAGAGTTCACAGGATTTTGCAAGTGGAGATATTACCATTCCTGTCAGTGGATGGTATCGCTTCATATTTCAGCAGAATTATTGGTTTAACGGAAACCTCGCTATGCTTATTTCTATTGAAGAAAAAGCATCAACATACAATGACTATCCAACAATTTATGCCCCGTCAGATGTATATAAATACACAGGCGCAGATATTCCACTCGATATTGTAAATGGTAGTGGAAATACGCTCACAACTTTATATGATTGGTATGATGCACTTGTTGCCATGTATCCTAATTACATTACAAAAACAGTTCTTGGTTATGACCAAAGCGGTACATATGAAATAAGGTGCTATAAAATCAATTCATATAGTAGCACTATAAAACCTAAAGTGTTGTGGATTTCTGGAGTTCACGCATCTGAACCATACACACATACAACTACTTACATGATGGTTAAAGAACTGTTGGAAAATCATGAAAACGATTCTTCACTTAATTTCATATGGACAAATTGCACCCTTATGGTGATTCCTGTTGCAAATCCTTGGGGACTTGCAAATGGTGGTGTAAGATACAATAGTAGAGGTGTAAATATTAATCGTAACTTTTCGGTCGATTGGGAATATAATGACGAACAGTATAACAATAGTGGTTCTGAGCCAGAGAGCGAAGCAGAAACACAAATTATTGTATCATTCATTAAGAATAACATGGACGCTATATTCACAGTCAACAAGCATGATAGTGACACCTTTGCATCACAAAATTATCGTTTTGGTTATGACATTTCTAGTATCTCTGTTGACAGGTCTATTTTTAGAACATTGTGGGCTACAATGGATAGTGAAATCAAGGAAAACTATCCTTGGGTTCTGAGTAATGTTCCGAACGCTTCGACTTTCAATCTGTTCCGCAATCTTTCTTCGTCCGAGAATCACGGAACAATGGATAAGTGGTTTAACGCTTATGGTATGAATGGTTGCCTTTACGAAGTTTCAAGGCCTAGTGACAGTGATTTTACCAGAAATTATAAACAGGATTTTCTGAAAATCGGTTTAGAAACATCGGTCGCTATTGTGTCCGCAGTAGTTGAAAAGAATCAGTTAATAAAAGAATCACGCGAGGGTGTAAAGAAAGTATCAGTTGAAGTTACTAGTGGTAGTAGTGGTGTATCAATTACAGTTGATTCATCTTTATCTGATACATCAGAAAACCCTGTCCAAAATAAGGTGATTAAGACTGCCCTTAACAGTAAAGCATCAACGGAAGTTGCTACTGCATCAACAGCAGGCTTAATGTCCGCAACAGATAAAGCAAACCTTGATACACTTGTGAGCGATTATCAGAGTGCATCTACAGCATTAGGATGAGGGGTGATGATATGAGTTTAACAGAACGAATACAGGCACTTACAACTTATGCTAATGAGGTAACTGGAAAGAGTGATACCACCTTATCCGATGCCGTGGCAAGTCTTGCCGATGGATATGGTGGCGAAGGCAGTCCTGCCCTTTTCCCGTTCCCGTGGTCAAAGTTTAGTGGTACAACAACCACAAAAGAAGTCACAAACGGCAACCATGTTAAGGTTCATAGCACATCAACAGCACAAACATTTATACTGAACCTTCCTAACGCACTTAGCGTAGCCGTTAACAAAAAGTCATTTGGCGTTGGAGATTTATATTATCCTCCAATCCCGTCTGGTACAGAAGTGACGGTTGCAATTAAAAACGTGGAAACAAATCTCGAAGGATATGGTGTTGCTACAACTGCTCCAAATGGAAATACGGACATGAACAGTTCACCACTTGGGGAAGACGGGCATGGCATTGCAGGCACGAACAATAGAAAATCTTTCACGTTTACAACAACGCAGGAAACACAGATTTCATCTTTTTATCTGGTTTTTGATGGGACAGGGAATGCGGACATTGAATTTGACTTTGAGCTTACAGTCGGGGGCGTAAGATGGATTTGACACAGTATGCAGGATAATTAAAACAAAGCAGGGTAATATATCACACTTGATATATTACCCTGTGTTTTAATTTAGAGGATTAATATTATACTCTTCTGAGATACCTGCTGTTCACCCAACCCATGAGACCAATAGAGGGTTTTGTGATTCTCCACCAGTACGACTGACCGTCGTAGAAATTGGTGCTCGTATTATTTCTATATAATACCTGCTGACCCTCTTTCAGCTTATACACGATTCTGGAATTAACATTGTGACCGTCACGAACGTTCAGAATTCCGTCTCCTGTACCGTAAACCTCGAAGCGGAAAGTGTCATCAGTCATTGACATAAGCTGTGTCTTCACAGCGTGCTTGAAGTCCGTCCATGTTTTACCGAACTTCTTGAAATATTTGATAGGGTCGTCATGGTTAGAACCATACCCAATCTTGCCAACATAGTCATGCGTTGTCAGTGCATTGATTGACAGATTGTAGTGTTTTAATAAGAACGCTGAATATTCGACTGCTTCTTTCCAGACCTTTTCAAAATATTCAATCGTATCTCCCTCAAGAATTTCAAACTGGTCTGCACAATCATTGTACGTTCCTTTCTTACCTTTTCCGCAACCCCAGTTACGCATACCAAAGGGCAATGTGCGTACCGTTGCTATGGCCTTTCCATCGTCAAGAAGTCCAATCATAGCACCGACACATTTTGCAATACCAGAACGATTCCAGTCGTTCTTATATTTGTTCACGCCAATACCGTATACATTGGGCTGAATGTATCTTTTAAGGTAGGGATTTACTGCACCTGTTGAGTGCACAATAATCTTTGTTACCTTAACCTGTCTTCCTGCCTTATAGCAGTCATTATTTGTCAAGATTACTTCTTTAAGATTCATACTGTGTTTATCTCCTTAATTCGTACGTTGTTTCCTGCAATATTATACCACCACGCACACGTTTTGGTAACAACTTCCCTGGTACTTTTAGTCCAACTTTGAAGTCATCTATTGTGCGGTGTTCACCGAGAAATATTTTCTCGTCCATGCTGTACTTTATCGGCACTAAACCGTCATCAGTTTCACGCATTATCGGTACAAGATTATCCATTGAATACTGGAATAATTTCTTGCATCTGTCTGGCATACCTGCACACTTGATTGACCAATACGGTGTCTCAATAGGCTGTAAATCTTCAGCAACAACGTGTTCCATATATGTCTTCTGTCTTACGAAAATTGCTTCATCCCAACTGCTTTCAAGTTTCCAACAACAGAAGTTGGTAGGATGTACCTTGATGCCTTTCAATTTATCAGCAGGTAAGTCGCAATGTATTGAATCGGTGTCTGCGTAAATAAACCCTGCTTTATCCTTACCATAATAGTTCGCTTGAGCCGCACGAATTGTGAAGTTTCTAGCGTAAGAAGTTATAGCAGAACCTATTGGGATATACCCAGGCTTTTTATCGTACTCAATTATGTCAACGAAACCGAGTGATAAATCGTCATTCAGCTGTGCAAATTTGAATGAAGAATCTGTTGACGTTGCCATTTTACCATACAGGTTATTTAAGAACAGTTTAGCAAGCGTTCTCAGTGCACCTGTTGAGTTAATCTTCTGTTCCTTATATACGTTAATATAATCGTCAAACAATCCGATTGAAGTGTTGAACCAACAACCGTCAATTATCTGGAAGTCTTTAACGTAATAATGTTCGAGGAATAACTTGTAATCTGTCATCGTCATTGTGAGTTCAACTGTTGTATCTTCCCATCTGTCTTCAAGTTTGTTATAAACCTGTTTAAGATATTTACCTGTCTTTGGGTTATATACATCTGATGTTTCGAGCATTTCTGTTGGTTTGTACAACAGGCTTTTCTTTATCTGGATAAAGGGTAATTTGTTCGGCTTCAAATAGAACCGTGTTCTTATCCTTATAAAGAAATATCTGTGTCTGATTGTTGCTTCCTCTGGTATGTAATTTCCTGTCCAGAATGTTGGTGTTCCAACAGGGTAATAATTGCCCGACTCAGAGTGCATCACAGACGGATACAACGAGTTTACATCTGCTGTTATACCGTTGTGATACTTTATGTTAGTTTTCTGTTTAACTACATAGCACCATCCGCCCCTGTAAGATTTTCTCACCCATTCACCAACATTTGGTGCACCGTGTCTGTCTTCCTGCAAGTATATCTCGTACATATTCGGGAACAAATTTGTGAAAACATCGTTACCGCCAAGTGTACGCTTATATTCTTCCAGACAGCACGAGCCTATTGTCAATTTGCTGTGCCCTTGTTTGAACATTATTTCCAGTGCTTCTTTGACAACCAGAACGTCATTAGCAATGTACTCTTTTTCTTTATCGGTTATTTCGCAACCTGCGTATCTGAAACCTTTGTATTCCATCTCTAATTTTCTGTGTTTTGTCTTAAAAGCCTTGCCTATTTCTTTAACAGAAAAGGGCAACAGTTTGAGTGAGTCTTTCAGCACAATAAGTCTGTTATTTTTCTTGATTGTGATAGTGTACCAGTATCCCATATCTGAAATCATATATTTGAAGCTGTTATCTGGCATATCCTTATCCTTTTCAAACGACAATTCATAGTCGCCCTCACCAGTAGAATGATAGGCTTGTTTCATTCCTAATTCTGCCATAAGATAAGCCAACCAGAAACTCCCATCGAATTTCAAATTATGGTAGTACACTACCACGTTTTCTTTCATAGATATTAAGTGCTTAAATGTTTCCTCTATTGAGTGAAATATTAGAACATCTTCTGTTCCTATTTCTACCAAGGCGGATGCCCAAACCTCTGTGTAACTTTGACCCTCATATACGGTGGTTTCAAAGTCTCCAACTAGCGTTCTGAACTTGCGTTCTCTTGACACCCTAATACCTCAAATGTGACTGAAATCTCTGTGCTTCCTCTGCGGTCGCATTTGGTCGTAATAATGTAAACAATCGTGAGTAAGCTCTATTATAGTTTTTAGACCCCTCTTCGTACTTCATGAGCACCTTAACCATGTACTCAATGTCGTCATAATTATTGTATATATTATTCATCACTTCATCCGCCTGTGAACCGCCCTCTGCTAACAAGTCGTCAATACCATTCAATAAATCTTGAACGGCTTTTTCGTTGTCGTCAGCAAATCCTTTTATTAAGTCTATGAGATTGCTATATGCTATGTCGGTTGAAGCGTTTACGTCTGCTTCGTCATAAGCGTCATAATCTATCCCTCCAGTTGTATCTGGTTCGTCTGGTGCAGTAAAACTTTCTTCCTCAAAATCACTGTAATCCTCTGGAAGAAAATCGGGTGTATAATCTGGTGTTTCTGGTGCGTATACTGGTGCGTCTGGCGTTCTTTTCTTGTGACGTGTCTGTGCGGATTTCATCGACCGCATATGACGTTCATATCTCAAACGCTCAAGACCGCTAGAAAACTCACCAGTTATGTCTTCTGCTTTCGCATAACGTTGTTCATTTAGTCTCTGCAATCTGCGTACAGATGCCTGCGTTATACGTTTCGGTATTTCTGGAATGAAATCGTCAGAAAACGCATACCCTCTGCCCATCATACGACGAACGTTTCGTTGTAAATTTTGTCGTACTTTCCGATATGATTTTTCTAGTTCATGTTGTGCTTTGCTTTTGTGAGATTTCCTACGAGCCATAAGCACACCCCTTTGTAATAAAAATGGGTCTGGAATTTGAGCAGGATTTCCAGACCCATGTAACCCTTATATCCTGTGCGGACAACTAATAAGATTCAACAGTAAGTAGGGGGATTTTCTCCTTTCTTAATATTGAAAATAATTGAACAGTAATTAGAATAATTACAGAACGGTGCAGGTGATGAATTTCTGACCGTCTCTATTTGCACTATCTGCCTTGAAAACCTGTACCATCCAAGGTTCAGATTCGGTGGACATTTCGTCCCAGATTTCCTTGAAAGCGTTCCAGAAACTTTCTGACCCTGTTGTGTACATTGTTCCGTCAACGTCTGCAACAATGTAATTGAGATAAGGTTCTTCAGCCTTGTCAGACTCAATTCTGACAACCGCCCAGAAATCTGGTGTGATAACAAGATTGTCAACGCTTACCGCGTTGTTGAGCTGAATACAGCCCGCTTTCTGCTTCACATTGATACGTTCCTTTGCTGTAAGTTCTCTACTTGAATCAATGACTTCTGCTTTTCTCATGTCTGTGTTCTCCTTTACTCTTCTGCTTCGGTTTCATCTTCGTCTTCATCTGCTGAAATAATGACACTGTGCTTGAGCCACTCTGTGAGCGTCATAGCACGCTTTTCTTTGTGCGTTGCCTGTGACACAATGTCTACAAACTTAAAGGCGTCATTATCGACTTCCTTTTTGATTGCCTTTTCGAGTGCCTTGCGTGTGTCATATTCACCGTTGAGGGCGATACTTCTTGTCTCCAGTTCCTTTTTCTCTTTGTTGACAACCAGAACTTCAAGGGTTGTCACTGTCTGTGTCCTTGTTACACCATATTTTCTAGGCATATGTTTGGACTCCTTTCTGTGTAAGAATTTGGTTATTGTTTCTTTGGGTATTTTGTACCCAGTGGTGTGCAAGGCCGTGAACCTCTGGAGACTAAATCTCGGCACACCATCCAACCAAGAGGAAATTGGCACATCTATCTACACCCTTATTATAGCATACCCTGTTAGAGTTGTCACTTAAAAGAGTGTCTGAATATTTACCAAATTGTCTGACAGACTCAGTGTACTAACGAATGAACGCCCTTTGTACCTTTGTCTGGTAGTCTGAGTACACCGTCTGCACAATGTTATTGTACGTTGCTTTCTCAGTAAGAATCACAGCCTTGAACGCACCGTGTGCACGATATTCGTAGTTCAAGGCAAGGCGTGCAATGCGGATAATCAAGTCGTCTTCATCCCAGAAAACGAATACACGACCCTTGACCAAATATTCGAGGTCTTCCTTGACAAGCCTTTTAACGGTGATTCTTGATAATGATAAGTCTGGTCTGTATGTCATATTATCACTTCCTTTCTGCGTAATAATCGTCAATACCAAGGTTAAACATTGCGATAGGCGGATAGATGATTTCCATACACCTTGTGTAGAATTTTCTGATATGCTTGTATGTAGTCAAGCTATAACGTCCGAAGATAAACATATCGTTATCATTGGGATAGAATACTGCCACAATATCGTTGTAAGACTTCAGCAGGTATACGTCATGATATTTTGCGTACCATGCGGTGCATCTGGAAAGCTGAACCCATTCAATGGTTTTGTCAACCAGTGCGTTATCTCTGAGTTCGAGGGTTGAAGAACCCTTTAACGGTGCGATAGAGATACCGTATTTCAGCGTTGATTCCTTGATTTTTACCTTTACTGCGTTATTTCTTCTCTTCATGTTGTGTTCCCCTTTCTGCTATTAGCTGAGTGTCTTGTCAACAGGTTCATCCTTGAACAATTCGTCCTCAATCTTGACAATCATAACGCCGATAACTGATAACATCAACGGTGCTTCTGCAATCATTTTCTTTGTGCTGTCGTCGGACTGAGTTATGGTCTCGAAAACTTCCAACAATCTACCACGTGTAATTTCAACAGTTTTGGGTGCGGTGGTAACATTTGTAGTTCCATTCTGGATGTAATCCTGTGCTGAAATCTCTGCCATATATGGTGCACGAGGGTCGTTAAAATCCCCACGTGTTCCTGCATAATAGATGTGACCGTTGTGAAAAACAATTCCCACAGGTGCTTCAAGTTCTATCACCTTGTAATCAATCGGATTGTGTCCGCTTGCCCATGTGAAACCGTCTCTTCCTGCCTGTGTAAGAACGTCTTCGAGTTCTTCGTCAGTGTTGCACCAAATTTTGAAATCTTTCTGCATAGTTTTGTACTCCTTTTCTTTGTACTTGGTTTGTGTTCTATATTCAACCGCCTGCAAGGGGTACATTTTGCATACCCCCTGCATTTAGGAAGTTGACAAATTAGTGTGCTAATCTTGCACGTTTCTCTGCTTCCATAAACTCTGAGCCATAACGTGAACGTCTTTCACGCTCAGACAGTGTAAACCTTGTGTGCACATAGGGGTCATAGGTGAAGTACCATTTGCGGTGACTTCTTGACCACCTGCACCCGATAGCCTTGAGCTGGTCTCTGACTGAATATGTATCACCAGTCAGCCACAGCCATGTTCCGCATATCTCGATAACAATATCTGCTGAGATTGAGAACAATTTGTTTACAATCTCGATGAACATATCGGGCGTATCTTTTGCCATTTTCTTCGCATCAGTCTCTTCATAGTATGAACCAGTGTCCTGTGAGAATTTGACGTTCTTCAGACGTTCAAATACGATGCGAAACTCTGCGTTAATTTCCTGCATGATTTCTGTGCTACCACCTGCACAGTCTGGATGGTATTTCTTGCACAGTTCTTTGTACATCTTGCGGACTTCTTCACCAGTCCTGCATTTGCTAAACCACTTCATAGATATGTGCCTCTTTCCTTGTGTAAATAATTCAACCGCCTGCACGCATATAATTCACACGCCTGCACGCTCAGATATAACTCACACGCCTGCACGATTCACACGCCTGCAAGCCTAGGCAATTCACACGCCTGCACACAGGTGCACGGATTTGCCCACCTTTATTGTACCAGACATGGACTGAGTTAGTCAATGCTAACTTGGTACGAGGTGGGACTCACTACTTTTGTAGTCGATTATGAATGTAGTTGGATTTGAAATTTCGTCAGATTATCGAAGTAGTCAGATTAAGGGTCTAGTCGGATTAGTGTTGTAGTCTGATTAGTGCTGTAGTTGATTAAAGGTATAGTCGGATGCAGTGGATCACGGAGACTATTATTGTAGTCAAGTATGTGCGTAAAAATGCACCCTGTACAGGGTGCTAGTGTTTTCCTGTACAGGGTGCTAGTGTTTAATGAATAGTTGTTCATGCTGTTCTCAGCGGAAAGTCGTACACATTATATCCAGTGTGAACTATCATGTGTTCATATCCTGTTCTACTGTTGATATACTTATATGCACACGTGAAAGTCCACGTGTTATACGATAGGATTTTGAATCCATACCCCTCGACTAATGCACAGCACTCTAAACAATGTGATTCAGCACGTTGTTTTGCGGTACTAGCACTAGCATAACACTGATTAATGGTAGTATAGATTGAATGGTTATATTCATAGATAAACGATTCTTCGAGTTTTGTGTGCTCAATAGCTGAACACTGGAAACGTACACCAAAATTAATAAATGTGTTTGTTCTTTTCCAGTAGAACACGTCAAACAATGTGTCGGAAATATAGCGTGCTTTTGTGTTGCGTTCGTGTTCGGTCAATAACTCATTCTTGACAAATGCGTGGCCTGTAAAGTGGTCGAAACAATCACGTTTCAATTTGTAGTAATACATATTCATACCTCTTTTCTGTGATAGTATATAATCCCTGTACAGGTTATACAGGTAACCTGTACAGGGTCTTTACTTGGTGCTATGCTGTAGTATTATCTTGTTTCACCTACGTACTCAGAATTGATATAGAATTCCTCTTCAGTCAACCAATATATTAATTCCTGTGTTTCTGTGTTCTCAATCTGTAAGGCCTTGTTAACGTGCTCAGCATTGTACAGCTTGATGATTTCATATTCCTTTAATGAATTACCCTCTACTGTTATTGTATCTGTAATGAATGTACGGGTCTCAGTGTCAGCCACAAGAATTGTATATGTATTAACCTGTACTGTTCTAGTGATATATCTCTGCTTGCGGTCTCTTGGTCTCTTGGCGTCCTTATGTGCGATTGAATAGAATGTATTATCTGTCATTCTATAAATACCCTTGGTGTTTCCTGCACGCTGTGCAGATACACAGTTAAAAGTACCGAATGTGTGCTCATTCATAACGTCCTGTTCTGTTAAATCTCTACCAATCACCTGTGTTTTGCTGTCAATGAATGTGCGGGTCTTCATATCAACCTGTGTAATATCCCACTTGAAAACTGTAAGTTCTGCTGAAAAATACTTAGTTCTACTCATTGTAATTACCTCTTTTCTTAGT